TGCGCGTGCAGCCGGGCGGCGCGGCGGGAGCGAGCGAGTTGCAGCCTGACGGTCGCCGTGCTATGCTGCGCGCCCGGCCTAAGGTGATACGCGCCGCGCCGGTCAGGCGCGGCATGCGGAAATCGGTAGACTGGAGGAACCTGGAGTGAAGGTCGAGTTCGAGTGCACGGGGTGCGGGCGGTGCTGCAAGAGCCCGCCGAAGGCAGCAGGCGACCGCGGCCCGCGGCTCGCGCCGCAGGACGTGGAGCGGCTGGCGGGCTTGCTGGGCCCTGCCGGGTTCCTGGGCTTCGTCGAGGTGTCGAAGGAGGAAGGCAGGCTGGTCTCGCACCTGCAACTGAAGCCGCTCGAGGGAGGATGGCGATCGTGCATCTTCCTGGACAATGAGAATAAGTGCGCCGTGTACGAGCATCGCCCGGACATGTGCCGGGCGTTCCCGTTCATGGAAACCCTGTGGCGCAAGCCCGGCCGGTGGCAGGCCGCTAACTGCGAAGGACTGAAGGTGACCAATGACGCCTGACCTGATTCGCCAGAGGCTCGAGTTCCTGAAGGGCGAGCGCAAGACGCCCGAGGAAAGATGGGATGCGATCGAGTCGTTCATCGCGCCTTACCGCGGGGAATTCTTCCGTTCGCTGGGCGACGAGCATTCGGTGGAGCTGGACAAGTCGGAGATTTACGACGGCACCGCGCTCCAATCAGCGCAGGTGCTGGCGTCGAACCTGCACGGCAACCTGACGTCGGCGTACGTGCAGTGGTTCGGCCTGAAGTTCAAGGACCCGGAGCTGGAGGACGACCCGGACGCGCGCGAGTGGCTCGAGGCGTGCGGCCAGATCATCTGGGCGTCCTTGCAGGAGTCGAACTTCCCGCACGAGATCGCCGAGAACTACCTCGACCTGACGACGTTCGCGTCTACGTTCATGTTCGAGGAGGCCAAAGGCACCGGCTTGGAGTGGGACGGCGTGCTGTTCAGCGCCTTGCCGCTGAAGGAGTGCTACTTCGAGGAAGATGCCGAGGGCAAGATTTCGCGGTTCTACAGGTCGTTGATGTGGACGCCGCTGCAGATCGTGGACAAGTTCGGCGAGAAGGGCCTGCCGGAAGACATCCTACAGAAGTCGAAGGGGTCGCAGGCATCGGCCGAGAAGATGGAGGTCGTGTTCGCGGTCTGGCCGAGGAGAAAGGCGGCGCGGTTCACTGGCGCGCTGCCGCCGCTGAAGCGGCCGTGGGGTTACCGCTACGTGCTGGGGCGCGACGGCACGGAGCTAGGGAAAGAAGGCGGCTATTACGAGATGCCGGTATTCGTGGCGCGCTGGGCCAAGGTCAGCGAGTCGAAGTGGGGACACGGGCCGTCGCACGTGGCGATCTACGACGTGCAGGCGCTGAACCGCCAGGAGTTCCTGGCGCTGCAAGCGCTCGAGAAAACGATCGACCCGCCCCAGAAGACGACTGAGCGCGGCGTGATTGGAGACCTGGACCTTGGCGCAGGCGGCTTGACCGTGCTGCGCTCGATGGACGCGCTCGCGCCCATGACGTTCGGCACGGAGTGGAACGTCGTCAACATGGAGCGCCAGAACCGGCGCAACATGATCAAGGAGTACTACATGATTTCCCGGCTTGACCTCAAGGATTCGCCGGCAATGACGGCGACCGAGGTCGAGCGGCGCTGGCAGCAGATGCAGAAGCTGTTGGGGCCGACGCTGGGGCGGCTCCAGAAGGAGTTGCTAGGGCCGGCGATCGAGACCACGTTCAACTTGCTGTTCCGCGCGAAGCGGCTTCCGGAAGCGCCGGCATCGGTCGCGGCAAGCGGCGCGGATCTGGACATCGAGTTCACGGGGCCGCTGCCCGTGTCGCAGAAGGCGGACGTGGCTGCGGCAATCGAGCGCGAGCTGGGCCTGGCGTCGAACCTGGCGGCGACGTTCGGTCCCGAGGTGCTGGATGCCCTGGACGCCACGATCGCGCTGCGCGAGCATGCCAAGCTGACCGCGGTACCGGCCAAGATCGTGCGCACGGAAGCCGAGGTCAAGAAGCGCCAGAAAGGACGCGAGGCGCAGGAGCAGGAGGCCGCGGAACTGGCGAAAGCACAAGGCCAGGCGCAGGTCATCAAGGATGCCGGCACCGGTGCCGGGGCCGTACTGAGGAGCATCGATGGCGGAAAAGCCGAAGCCGGACAACAAGGCTGAGATCGCGCGGCGCGCGGCGATCATCGCGCGCGCGTTCGGAACGAAGGAAGGCCAGGAGGCGCTGAAAATCCTGATCGAGAACTTCGACGGGTCGTGCTACGCGCGCGGCGATCCGCACCATACGAGCTATCTCGAGGGCGCGCGTGACGTGCTCACGTACATCAAGCAGATGACGCAGTTCCACGAAAAAGGAGCAAAGTAATGTCCGACATTCAAGACTGGAAGCAAACGTTGCCGGAAGAGATGCGCGGTTCGCCGGCGTTGAAAGACATCAAGGACGTCGGCGCGCTGGCCAAGAACTACCTCGAAGCGCAGAGCGCGATCGGCGCATCCGTGCGCATTCCCTCGAAAGAGGCCGGTGAAGAGGGAAAGAAAGCGTTCCGCGCCAGGATGCTCGAGGTCGGCAAAGACCACGGCCTGACCGTGCTGCCGGGCGAGGACGAGGCCGAGCAGGCCGCGTTCTATACCGCGCTCGGGCGTCCGGCCGAGGCCAAGCTGTACGAGATTCCCGACGCCAAGGCCGAGAACCTGAAGTTCGACGCGGCCGAGGCCGAAGCATTCAAGGCCGTGGCGCATGCCGCCGGGCTGAGCAGCAAGCAGTACAAGAAAGTCGTGGCCGAGATGGCCAAGTCGCGCGAGGGCGGAGCAGCCGCGGCAACCGACAAGTTCAACAGCGGGCATGCCGATCTCAAGAAGGAGTGGGGCCAGGCTTACGACTCGCGGCGCGATGAGGTCGGCAAGCGCCTGGCAATCCACAACGCGCCTGCGTCGCTGATCGAGGCGTTCAAGGAAGGCCTGGTCGATGCGGATTCCACGCGCTGGCTGCACGGCGTCATGACCGCATTGGGCGACGAGCCCCAGGAACTGACGTCGCAGGGCAAACGCTCGGCCGGCATCAAGCTGACGCCGGGCGAAGCGATGGAGCGCGTCGCGGAAGTCGAGGCGAAGCTGGACAAGATGAACCCCGGCGACGCGGACTATCCGGGTCTCGTCAAGCGGCGTGTCGAGCTGATCGAGATAGCGAACAGCGCGTAGTTGCACGATTTCGCGGCGCGTGCTAAAGTGCGCGCCGTAGTTGCTCTGAAAACTGCCGGGCAACCTCGCGAGAGGTCCGGCTGACAGAGCCCCAAGCCTGGGAGATGGCCAGGAGATGGTCGGCCTGAAAGATCGGTCGGCAACCTAACCCGATAGAAGTTTTCTCAACTTTTTTCGGAGGCATCAAATGGCCATCACCATCACGGCCGCATACGTCCAGGCGTACGAACGGACGGTGCGCCAACTGGCTCAGCAGAGCCAGACCAAGCTGCGCGACAAAGTCATGGAGCGCGGCATCTCGGCCGAGAAGCACAACTGGGACCGGCTCGGCAAGGGCGACTTCGCGGTGAAAGCCGCGGCGCGCACCGCTACGCCGGCAACGGATTCGCCCTGGAGCAGGCGCGTCAGCGTGGCGGGCACCCGTCACGATGGCGACACGGTGGAACCGGAAGACATCGTCCAGATGCTGATCGACCCCAAGTCGTCCGTGGCCGAGAAGCAGGGCATGGGCGCGAAGCGCGCGGTGGACGACATCATCATCACGGCGGCAACGGGCAACGCGCTCGACGGCGCCGGCGCTCCGGTCGTGTTCCCGCCGGGTCAGAAGATCGGGGACGGCACCACGCCGATCAGCTTCGACTTCGTGACGGCGGTGCAAGAGAAGTTCATGCAGAACGACATCGACCCGTCGATTGCGAAGTGCTTCGTGGTCGGGCCGACGCAGGTGCGCAAGCTCATGCAGCTGACGGAGCAGACCTCGAGCGACTACGTGAACGCTCAGGCGCTCCAGACGCTGAATGCGTCCGGCATCGTGCCGAACTGGATGGGCTTCACCTGGGTCATGTCGACCAGGCTGCTCATCCCGTCCGCCGGCGAGCTGTCCTGCCTGGCGTTCACCAAGCGGGCCATCGGCCTCCAGGTGAACAAGGACATCTGGGCGAGGGTCGCCGAAGACCCGAGCATCAGCTTCGCCTGGCGCATCTACTCCGCCCTGACGATGGGCGCGGTGCGGGTGGAGGACGAGCAGATCGTGCATCTGCACGTGAAGAACAGCCTGACGTAAGTCTGGTCCCCGGGATGCTCTTACCCCGCATCCCGGGGTTTTTTTCGGAGGCGCGATGTACGAAGATAATCTGGAGGCGATGAAGCGTATG